CGGCCTCGATTAATTTCTACGAATGAGCGTTCAATCATCTCCTCGATCTACACGCGGCTCAGTATCGACTGCGCGCAGATCAGTATCCGTCATGTTCGATTGGACGATCAGGATCGCTACATCGAAGATATTGACAGCAGTTTGAACAACTGCTTGACCCTCGAGGCCAATATCGATCAGGCGGCGCGTCATTTTCGACAAGATCTCATGATGACGCTGTTCGATAAAGGTGTTGCGGCCATTGTTCCTGTGGATACAACTCTCGATCCGACTCTGAGTGGTGGATACGACATCAATACGATGCGTATCGGCGAGATACGGATGTGGTATCCGCAATTCGTGCGCGTGTACGTGTACAACGAGAAAACTGGTCTCAAGGAAGAGATCACGCTTCCGAAATCCATGGTGGCAATTGTCGAGAATCCACTCTATTCGGTCATGAACGAGCCGAATTCGACACTTCAGAGATTGATTCGTAAGATCAGTCTTCTGGATGGTGTTGATGAGCAATCCTCATCTGGAAAACTGGACCTCATCATTCAGTTGCCATACGTGATCAAGTCCGAATCACGCAGACAGCAAGCAGAGCAGCGCCGCAAGGACATTGAGTTCCAGCTCAAAGGCAGCCAATACGGAATTGCCTACACGGACGGAACCGAGAGGATCACTCAGCTCAATCGTCCAGCTGATAACAATCTCCTAGACCAAGTTCAGCTTCTCATCAATCTTCTCTACGTCCAACTTGGTCTGACTCCGGAAGTAATGAACGGCACGGCCGATGAGCAGGCAATGGTCAATTACATGAATCGGACAGTCGAGCCGGTTCTCGATGCTGTGGCACAGGCAATGCGACGCACATTCCTCACCAAGACAGCGCGTACGCAGAAGCAGTCGATCATGTACTTCCGCGATCCGTTCAAGTTGATTCCATTGAGCGGACGAGGCGGTCTAGCCGATGTGGCCGACAAGTTCCTTCGCAACGAGGTCATGTCTTCGAACGAATTCCGTCAGGTTCTCTGGCTCAAGCCGTCTAAGAATCCGAAGGCGGATCAGCTCATCAACTCCAACATGCCAACGGGGGATACTGGGGTATCTCCTGGACCTCCGCCAAAGCAACCAGCCGGTGTATCGGTAAACGGCAACGGCAGTAAGAACGGTAGTGACCCTTCGAGCCCTGGTCTAAACTCATCATCGTGAGGCCGAAGATCTAACAGAAAGGATAAGTCAAAATGGGAGAACTTTCCCACTCGGCCATCGCGGTTAAGCCCGATTTCAGCGGCTGGGCTACGAAGGCCAATCTGAGGTGTTCGGATGGTCGGGTCATTCTTCCCGGCGCATTCGCTCATCAGGACAAGGCCCAAGTGCCACTGGTCTGGCAGCACGGTCACAGTGAGCCCGGAAACGTGCTCGGGCATGCGGTCCTCGAGAATCGTGACGAAGGTGTCTACGCCTACGCCTATCTGAACGAGACCGAGCAGGCCAAGACCGCCAAGACGCTGATTCAGCACAAGGACATCACCGCTCTGTCGATCTTCGCCAACAAGTTGGTGGAGAAGGCCAAGCAGGTCTCACACGGTGTGATCCGTGAGGTCTCTCTGGTCCTTGCCGGAGCCAATCCCGGCGCGTTGATCGACAATGTCGAGCTCCAACACGCTGACGGCGGCCTTGTCACCCTCGAGGACGAAGCAATCATCTACACCGGCGAGACCCTGGCTCATGAGGAAGAGCCGGAAGAAGAGACGGAAGAGGTCGAAGAGACCCCGACAATCCAGAACATCTACGACGCGATGACCGACGAGCAGAAGCAAGTCGTTCATCACATGGTGGGAGCGGCCATCGAGAGCTCTGCCTCCACGACTGAGACGGAAGAAGATACTGTAACCCACTCGGAGTCCCATGAGGAGGCACCGCGGACCATGAAGCGTAACGTTTTCGAGCAGAACGGATCAGCAGAGACGGAGGTGGTGAAGCACTCGCTGACCAAGGATGACACGCAGACCATCTTCGCTGACGCCATGCGGATGGGTTCGCTCAAGGAAGCGGCCGAGGCCTTCGCGATCAAGCACGGCATCGAGAACATCGATGTCCTGTTCCCGGAAGTCCGTCCGGTCGACGCGACACCGCAGTTCGACACACGACGCATCGAGTGGGTCAATGAGGTCCTTTCCAGCACCTCGAAGATCCCGTTCACTCGGATCAAGTCGCTCTTCGCCGACATCACTGTCGAGGAGGCCCGCGCCAAGGGCTACATCAAGGGCAACATGAAGAAGGAGGAATTCTTCGGAGTCGCCAAGCGGATCACCACGCCGACCACGGTGTACAAGAAGCAGAAGCTCGACCGTGATGACATCCTCGACATCACGGACTTCGACGTCGTGGCCTGGCTCAAGGCTGAGATGCGCCTCATGCTCGACGAGGAGCTCGCTCGAGCGATCCTGATCGGCGATGGGCGCGCGGTCGACGACGAGGACAAGATCCGGGATCCGGCAGGTGCCTCGGAAGGTGCGGGCATTCGCTCGGTCCTCAACGATCACGAGCTCTACGTCCATCAGGCCACCATCGATCTCGAGGATGCGGGGTCGAACCCATCCGAGTTCATCGACGCCGTTGTGAGCAACATGCAGTACTACAAGGGCACCGGACAGCCCGATCTGTACACCACGTTGCCATTCCTCACTCGGCTCCTGCTGGCCAAGGACACCTTGGGTCGGCGGCTGTACAACAGCCCGGCCGAGCTGGCCTCGGCGATGGGGGTGACGGAGATCAACACGGTCCAGGTGATGGAGACCATTCCTGACCTGGTCGGGATTCTCGTCAATCTCAACGATTACACCATCGGCACCGATCGCGGTGGTGACGTCTCGCTGTTCGATTTCTTCGACATCGACTACAACCAGTACAAGTACCTGATCGAGACTCGTCTCTCCGGCGCGCTTACCAGGATCCGGTCGGCAATCGTCATCAGGGATACTGGCGTATCTGCCTAATTCCCCATGTCTAAGTTCTACGGGAAGATCGGATACGGCGAGTCAACCGAGGTCTCGCCGGGCGTGTTTGCCGACGCTATCGTTGAATATTGGTATTACGGAGACGCCATCCGTACCTCAAGGCAGCTTCATCAAGGAGATGCACTCAACGAAGATGTTCGAGTCGGCACTCTGATCAGCATCGTAGGCAATGACTATGCATTGGAACATTCCTTTGCCATTCGTTACGTCGAGTGGGCGGGGGAGTTGTGGACTGTCGCCGACGTCGAGATACAACGCCCCCGTTTGCTTTTGCGTTTGGGGGAGGTGTACAATGGCCCTACGGCTAGCACTCCAGTCACTCCTTGAGTCGATTACGGAGAACGTATATTTCCAGCCTCCTCCGAATATTAGCTTGGAATATCCGTGTATAGTATATGTCCGAGAAGGCAGCCACTCGGACTTTGCTGACGACGCGCTGTATCTACACGTCAAAAGATACATGGTGACGGTCATTGATCGGAACCCTGATAGCAATTTGCCGGACCAGGTGGAAGAGCTTCGGTGGTGTAGGTTCGATCGTTTCTATGCCACCGAAAACCTCAACCATCATGTTTTCAGTCTCTTCTTCTGAGAAAGGAACATTGCATGCCAGCGTTGCAATGGGATCAGGTCGGCGAGCGTCTCTACGAGACCGGTGTCGATCATGGAGTCCTATACCCTGTCGACTCCAGCGGGGCTTACACCCCGGGTGTGGCCTGGAACGGTCTCACCACGGTGACGGAGAAGCCCGGAGGGGCTGCCGCCAGCGCGCAGTACGCAGACAACATCAAGTACCTCAACCTGATCGCAGCCGAGACCTTCGAGGTTCAGATCGACGCGTTCACCTATCCGGACGAGTTCGCCGTGATGGACGGTACGGTCGACGCGCATCCGGGAGTGTCAGTTCATCAGCAGAGTCGGAAGGTGTTCGGTCTCTGCTATCGGACACTCGTGGGCAACGACGTCGACGGGACGGATCACGGATACCGTCTGCATCTGGTCTACGGATGTCAGGCGGCCCCGTCAGACAAGGCCTATGCCACGGTCAACGACAACCCGTCGGCCATTGCGTTCTCGTGGACGGTCTCGACCACTCCGATTCCTGTCGTCGGTCATGACGACATCAAGCCGACGTCTCTGATTGTCGTCGATTCAACCGTGGTAGACAGCGCCGCTCTCACCACGCTCGAGGACGCTCTGTACGGCACCTCCGGAACGGCCCACATGCCGCTGCCCGGCGATGTCGTCGACATGTTCACAGGGCCGTAGTTCGCGCAGAAAGGGCCAGAGAATGCTCACCATACACGTTGCAGGAGTCGAGTCATTCGATGACAATTCCCAGGAATTCGTCACCCAGGGAGGAACCATCCTGGAACTCGAGCATTCTCTGGTCTCTCTGTCAAAATGGGAGTCAAAACACGAAAAGCCGTTCTTGGGCAAGGAGCCCAAAAGTTTCGAGGAGATTATTTACTACGTCAAGTGCATGTGCTTGAGAAAAGTCCCGGAGGAAATTTTCCTCAAACTCTCCGAAGACAATGTAAATGAGATTGCTCAGTACATTGATGCCAAGATGACGGCTACCTGGTTCAACGAACAACCCGGTGCTCCGCAGTCGAGCGAGATGATCACGGCTGAGCTGGTCTATTACTGGATGACTGTGTTCAACATTCCGTTCGAATGTGAACGCTGGCATCTGAATCGGCTTTTCACTTTGATTCGCATTTGTAACATTAAGCAGTCCAAACCAAAGAAGATGAGTCGTGCTGAGATTGCTCAGCGCAATCGGGAACTGAACGCTCAGAGAAGGGCACAATTGGGAACCAAGGGATAGAAAGGAGGCTGCATGACTGCTCTTGTCTGGGATCAGCCAGGAGATCATCGGTACGAGGCAGGAATCGATCGCGGCGTCCTGTATTCACCAGGAGGAAGCGCAGTCCCATGGAATGGTCTGGTTTCTGTATCGGAGGGTCGATCAAGAGAACTCAAGTCGTATTATCTGGATGGAGTCAAGTATCTCGACTACTCAGTCCCTGGCGCCTATTCGGCCAAAGTTCAGGCATTCACCTATCCTGAGATATTGGATGAGCTCATCGGAAATCATGAGCTTCATCTTGGCCTAACGGTTCACGATCAGAGAGCGAGCTGTTTCAATCTCTCATATCGGACAAAGATCGGAAACGATACGGACGGCGAGAATCACGGTTACAACATTCACCTCATCTACAACGTGCTTGCTTCACAGTCCGATCCGACGTTCAACACGATAGGTGAATCGTTCTCCTCGGCCACTTTCGAATGGACTTTGGTCGCGGTTCCCAATAGTCCATCGGGTTTTCGTCCTTCAAGTCACTTCTCAGCCGATTCCACAAGGCTTCCCAGCGATAAGTTGGCCAATCTCGAAAACTATATTTACGGGACGTCAAGCAGCGATCCGGCCATGCCCGATTTGGCTACGCTCGTCTCTTTGGTTTCATGATCCGGTTAACTTCTTCAGGTTCATATAGATCTACGGAAGATTGGCTCCGGGGGCTTCAGGAAAAGTCAATTTTCGCAAGCCTTGAAAAATACGGTCCGATAGGCGTAGATGCACTGAAGGCCGCAACTCCGCAAGATGACGGGGATACAGCTTCACATTGGGATTACGAGATCGTAAGCCGTCCCGGATATTACTCCATCAAGTGGACCAATGACGATGTTGTGGAGCCGGGGCATATTCCTATAGCGGTTCTTATCCAGTATGGACACGGGACTCGAGAAGGAGGATACGTAGAGGGAATCGATTACATCAATCCCGCTATGCGTCCTATATTTGACCAAATCGTATCGGACATGTGGAAGGAGGTGACTCGTGGCAACCATTGACGAACGTATTGTCGCAATCGCGTTTGAGAATTCGAATTTTGAGGCCAAAGTCTCCTCCACGATGGCCACTCTGAGCAAGCTGAATGCAGCCATTTCCAGAACAGGGGCTGGGAATCCGCTTGCCGAGCTCGAATCTTCCGCCAGTCGGGTCAATTTCGCTGGTCTGACTCGGGCGATCGATGGCATCGGAAGTCATTTCTCCGGTTTGACCTCAGTAGCCAGTGTAGCTCTCGGTAATCTCACCGCTATGGCGGCTGTGAAAGGCGCACAGCTTGCTTCGTCACTCTTTGACCCGATCAAACAGGGCTTCCAGGATTACGAGACGCAGATCAATGCGGTCCAGACGATTCTGGCCAACACGGGTCTACAGGGAGCAAGTGGTCTGAAGCAGGTCAGCGCCGTTCTTCAAGATCTTCAGAAATATGCCAATCAGACGGTATTCAACTTTGCCGACATGGCAAAGAATATCGGTACCTTCACGGCTGCTGGTGTGGATCTGAAGACTGCTCAGGAATCGATCAAGGGTATTGCCAACCTGGCGGCACTCTCAGGATCTAGCGCTGAGCAAGCCTCGGGCGCGA